CTTAGAAAGAGGAGAGAGGCTTAAAGTCATAAAACATTCTACTTGTGAAGAAGAAAGATGGTTTGACTTGGATGATACAGAAATTGACCCCAAGGGGGAACCTGATTGGTTAAGCCCCGGCAATCCTACTAAGAATAAGACTGCTTATGTTGATTTACTAAAGAAAGGGAGATTAGCTTACATAAATAAAGGAAGAAGGTTCAAGTCTTTCAAGCTTGATGATGAGCTTTATGTATTAAAGAAGGAAGATGACATTTGGTATCTTGAGCATAGTGAAGTTGTTGGAGAAGAAGAGCAATTACAAAAAGGAAATCCTAAAGAGGATAATCCATTATTAGAAGTGAAAGACTTGGATAAAGGATTCAGAGTAATAGTTTATGACTTAGATTACTTTAGTGCAGTATTGCCGTTTAGTGATGTTAGTAAGTATATTGAGAAAGAAAACTTGCCAAAAGTAGAAAATGCTAAATATGGCCTAGGTCATTATTCAAAGCCCAAGACTTTAGATGAAGTTAGAGTTGCTTTCATTAATTTCACAGAGGACTGGACTAAAGATGAAGCTTTGGAATGGATAGAAGAGAATGATATTCCAGAGTGGAAAGCTAAGAGAATAAGAGGTTAGAACTAGTATCAAATCAGAGAAGACACTTTAGGCTTATCATTTACCTAGGTAAACGATAACTATTAATTTCATTATTGGATGAAAAGTTCACTCTTGAGTGAAAAGGATAAGAACACCTATTTACTTAAAAAGTGCCTTCGCTCGATTGGATATTTTACCGGATTACCCTTGGGGTATTCAAAAAGTGGGGCTCATATTTATTCTTAGAGGGGTATACTAAGAGCTGGGAAGGGGTAAAGGACTAGTCCTCCCTTATACTGACTTCAAGACTGAAGTCGATAGCTTTCTAACGCTTTAATCTGCAAGGACAAAGGTATCTTTGAGGTAAGTGAAGAACTAATGAGCTATCATTTACCTCGTTCAGTGATAATTTTAGTTTATATTTTTTAATTAAGAGGAACTAAGAATTTAAAAGCCCTATTTTAACTATTCCTAAGTTGAAAGGAGTAGGTCATTTTGCCTGAAACTGAGATAGTTGATAAGCTCCTTAATAGACTAGAAGAGAAAGAGCAAGAATTAGTAAATTCAAAGGAGTCAGTAAAATACTGCAGAAGGACTCTTAGAGATAACTCTGGAGAATTTGAAATACTCAGTAAGGAATTTGAAGTACCTTTAGAAATAGAAGGAGTGGCAATTTCAAAAGGAACTTGGAATGGAATTTATTATGAACCCGAAGAGCTAGAGAGGGGAGCTGATTCCTTAGTAGGGGTTCCGATAACTGCAGACCATCCGTTTGACCCGGATGAAGGGGAAATCATCCAAGTTATGGATGAAGTCGGTGAAGTCACCGATGCTGAATACAAAGGTGGGAAAATAGAGTTTGAAGGTGAAATAATTGATGAGGGGGTTGCGAGAAGAGTATATCATAATTTAGTTGATACTTGCTCGATTGGAACTAAGAGAGAAATAGAGGAAGTTGGAGGTAAGAAGAAAGCAACTGAGTTAGATTTCATCGAATTAAGTTTAGTAACAAATCCAGCTTGTGATGACGCTAAAGTAGAAGTCTTATCACAAGCATTAGATGTTAATAATTCTCATACTCGGAAAAAACAAAAGGAGGGTAGAAATAATATGAGTGAATCTAGTGAAGAGGCTGAATTGACTGGCATTGTATTAGAGAAAGAGAAAGCAGAAGAAATAGTGGAAGAAGAAGGCTTGGAAGAAGTTGAAGAGGGACGAGGATATTGTCCAAAGAAAGGATATTATCCTTACTATCCTTACGAGTATCCCAATAAGCAGGAAGATGAGAGTGGAGAGAAAGGGTCTCTTGAAGAGAGATTGAATTCTATCGAAGAGACTATTGAATCTCTTGAAGAAGCTGTTGAAGACTTGCTTAGTAAGAAAGGGGAAACTGAAGAAGAAGAAAAGGAAGAGACTTCTGACGAGTCTGAAGAAACTGAAGAAGAGTCAGAAAGTGAAGAGAGAGTTGAAGAGCTTGAAGAAAGAGTAGAAGAGCTCGAATCAAAGCCGGATAGAAAATCAGAAGAGTCCGGTGGAGAAGGTGAACAGCTCTCAGAAGAAGAACTCAATGAAGCAACATTCGAGTGGCTTAAATCCCAACATTAAGAGGTAAATAACTATGAAAGATATTGAACAGTTAGCAAGTGCGACAGACTCTGCTGCAGTAGGCTCTGTTATTCCTGAAATATGGGCTAGAAGAGTCGAAGAAGCTGCAAGAGCCAATAGACAAGCCAGAGACCATGTTCGAGTTAATGAAGACTTAGTTGGAGGAGGAGATGTAATATATCTCCCTAAGAGAGGTGAACTTTCAGCTACTTCATTCAGCGAAGGTGGGACGATAACTCCTGAAACTTTGGAGTATGATTCTCTAAGGTTAGAACCTTCAAAGTATGGTGCAGGAGTGTCAGTCACCAAGACGGCTGTCAATCAGTCCCAAGTTAATCTCTTGGATGATTCCACAGAAGAACTAGGCCAAGCAATTGCTCAGAAAGAAGATGTAGAAATCTTATCTCAACTGAATACTGGAACTACGAATAATCTAGGAACTGTAGATGCTCTTACTCCGTCAAGGTATCAAGAGCTGCTTAATGAAATCAGAGATGAGAACTTTGAGCCTGATACAGTATTCCTATCTCCAGATGTCCATTACCAACTAGCAACATCTGACCAGTTCTTGGATGCTGCTAAGTTCGGTAACAGAGATGTAGTTGAGGAAGGTAGAGTCAGCAGGTTTGCAGGAGCAGACATTATAGTTACAACTAATGCTCCAGTAGCATCTAATGACGGAACTACTTGGAAGTCCGTGATTGCTGTTGACTCTGATAGAGCAGGAGCCTTAGCTGTGGGCCAAGAGACAGAAGTTGAGCAAGACTATGCTCCTCTAGAACAGAGGCATAAGATTGCTTCAACTATTAGCTTCGATGTCGGTCTCTTGAATGATGCAGCCTCTGCTAGAGTTGATGTCAAGTTCGTGTAAAGGACTAAGTAGAGAAGCTTACCAAGTAATCTTCTAAAAGTTAGAGGAAAGGTGAGCTAATGACTGATAGTCCTTCATACAGAACTACCAAAGGAAGGTCTTACTATGGGCTTTACTACTGTAAGTAAAGTAAGGACTGTATCAGGACTAGGAACGGAAGAAATAATAGATTCTGAATTGCAGTCTCTTATAGATAGAGCTTCAATAGAGTTAAATAACCATCTTAATAAGAAATATGAAGAAAAAGTAGGATTCATTTCTTCATGGAGAGACAATCAACAGGATGGTAACAATAGTGTATTTTATACTCAGAATTATCCTCTTGGAGATGAAAATGATGACTTCTCAGTAGGAACTGCAGATGTGACAGCTTATGCAATAGATAAAGATGGAAATCGAAAGGACTATTCTTTAGATAGTATAGATGGAGAATTGGGAGAGCTCGTATTAAGTAGTGCTCCAGAATCAAGTGAGAACTTATACTTGGAGTACGAAACCCTTCCAATAGTAATAGGAGATAAAATGATAGAAGAGGCTTGCAATTATTTATCTGCATTCAAAGCTGAATTAAGGATTCATGGAAGAGGAGTGAAAAATTACACTTTAGGCAGCTTGAAAATCAAGAAAGGAGATGTCGGAGAACCTTTCAAAAGCCATTATTTGGATACACTAGAGAAAATCAGGAATAAGCAGTTTGAAATCTCAAAGGCAAAAGAGCAAATAAGTTTGCCAGAACCTTCTAATCATACGGTGGTGAGAGGATGAGACCTAAAGAGGATGTAGAAGCAATCTTAGCAGAAATGGGTCATTCTTTCGAGATTAGGAGACAGGAAGTCACAGATACAGACCCGATATACGGAGGAGGAAGTGCTAGTTATACTGTAGGAACAGTCGAAGGGATATTTGATTTTTACCAAATAAGCAGAGAAGTTTTAGGACTAGGTAAGCTTGAAATTGGAGATGCTAGAATCATAACTAAAGGGGGATTAAAGATAGAGTCGGATGATTTAGTTTGTGATACTACTGGGACATTCGCAGTAAATAACGTGAAGAATTATAATTTCAAAGGGACTGATGCTTACTCGATGTTAGAAGTCACAAAGGTGAGTTGAAATGGATGATGATTTAGAGGAAAAATTAGGAATGTTGAATGGGAAGGTTGATATGATTAAGTCAGATGTGAAGAGCTTGAAAGAGGTTCAAAGCGAACAAAGTAAGAAAATAACTGAAGTTGAAGTATTACTTAGTAATCACATTAATGCTCATGAACTGGATTGGAGAATAGTTGGAGTTTTAGTATCAGTAACAGCCATAGTAGTAGGAGTATTATCTGGACTGATGTGATAAAGATGGGAAGTCAATTTATGGACTTTGATATGGACTTGGCAGGAGTGGCAAATGTAACTGAAAACCTGAATTCAATTTCAGATAGTTTATTGCCTACTGCAGGAAGTAATCTAGAGGAATACTCTAAAAAGACTGTCATACCTAAAGCAAGAAAATTGTGTCCTGAAGATACTGGAGCATTAAAGAGTTCTATAAAGTTAGCAAAGTTCGGACAACTAACTCAGAATGTAACTTATGCCTTGATAACTGCAGGGGACTATGAACACACCAATAGATGGGGACAACCGACTATAAAATATGCAATTGCCCAAGAAAGGGGAACTAATAGAGTTCCTGCACATCCTTATATGAGACCGACAGTTCAATCAATCAGTCCAAAAGGAGTTTTCGGAAGAGGAGATTTCTTAAGACAAGTATTGACACAGAGGCTTGGATAATGTTAAGAGAATCACTTATGGATTATCTGACTTTATTAAGGAATAATTTAGATGACCCTGCAGATAGACCAACTACTTATACTGAATCTAGAAGTGTGACTGATGCTGATATATTTCCCTTTGAAGATAATGATAGATGTAAAAATGTTTATTGGGTTGAATTAGATGGAACCGAGCAAGTTTATAGGACGGATTACAAGGTAAATTATGATGACCAGCAATTAGAGGTCTTACAAGGAACTTGGACAGGAACAGTAGATGTAAAGTATGATTATGGAAGCACTTGGGTTTATCCAGAGTTCCCAAGGTTGGAGGATGTAACTTTACCAAGAGTATCTATTAAGGAAGTAGGCCCTGCTCAAGAAGACTACACTATAGGTGGAGAAAGGATATTGTATCGAAGGATATTTCAGACGGATACTTGGTGTGATGAGGATACGGAGTATAGTTATAAGAATACTAGGGCACAGGGGCCTAAACTTAGAGAATTTATTACGGATGACCTGTATAAATTAGTAAGAGAGAACAGGACTTGGATACCGAGAGTGGCAAATATGAGAATAGCAACATTAACAACTCCTGTTGAAGAAGTAGAAAGAAAAGGAGGTACTAGAAGAATCTATAGAAGTAGTGCAGATGTAGAAGCAGATTACTTCTATAGTTCATCAGCTTAAGAATCATAAATCACCAAGGAGGTGTTTAATTAAAATGGCAACAGTAAGTTTACAAGGCTATCTTGGAATCGGAGAAGAAACTACTTGGGGGACAAAAGTTTCTCCAGATGTGTACATTCCAATCAATTCAGAATCTATAAGTACAGATACTGGCGGATTATTCCCTGACGATATCAGAGGCGACAGGAGTAGGCATCAAGTGCAAGAAGGGCCGGTAGATGTCTCGGGTGACTTTGACTGGAATCCAGCACCAGAAGATGGAATAGGTGAAATATTGAAAGGTGCTTTAGGCAGTGTTTCGAGCACTCTAGCAACTACTGGAGTCTATGAGCATACTTTTGAGAGTAGTGCTACTTTGCCTTCATACACTATAGAAATTAATGTCGGAGATACGATGAGAAGAAAGGTTCCCGGCGGTAAGATAGATGAATTAACCTTGAGCTGTGCAGATGGAGAAATGCTATCAGCTACAGCTTCAATGATAGGGAAAGGAGAAGAAATAGATGAGACGGTCAGAACTCCCAGTTATGGTACTGAAACTCCTTTCGCATGGAGCCAAGGACAAGTAACTATTGATGGAACTGTGGAAGCTAATGTTGAATCTATAGAGATTGTCAATACAAACAGCCTCATAGATGACTTCTATGCGATAGATGAAACTAGAGAAAGGGCAGGACTGCCAGAAGGTAGAAGAGAGATTACCGGAAGCTTAGACATTTCATTTGAAGATGTAGATTATTACAAGTGGTTCTTGGGCGGAGGAACAGCCCCACAATCAACTCCAAGATTCGCTAGCCTTACTTTAGAGTTTACTGGCCCTGTATTTGCAGAAGGGTCTGCATACTATCTTAATGTCAGCTTACCTAAGATGAGATTGGATACTTCTGATGTAGCTATTAGTGATGCAGATAGAGTCGTTCAAAGCATTGACTTTGATGCATTAGAAGACCCAAGTTCAGGCGATGACATCACGGCTAAGTTAGTAAACTCTAAGAGTAGTTATTAAGGGCTTGATATCATGATAACCAATAAGAGAATTGGTTATGGAAAAAATCCCAAGAGAGGTGTTAAATATTGAAAGCCTTTGCAGATGAGGTCGAGACGAAGACAGTAACTTTTGGAGACTTGGAGTTTGAATTGAAACCCCTATCTACTAAAGATAGCTCAGAGATTACTGAAGGGAGTATGGATATTGATACTAGAACTGGACAGGCATCAATGAATACTGCTGAAGCAACGTTAGAAAGATTGGAGAAAGTAATTGCAAGTTGGAATTTGACTGACAAAGATGGAGAAGACTTGGAAGTAAATAGAGAAAATATAGAAAGGCTTAGAGATCCAATAACTGCAGAACTCTTAAGAGAGTCTAGGGAAATAGAAGAAGTCTCGCCCGAAGTAGAAAAAAAGTGAGACAAGTAACGAGAAGTCAGGTCAGGGGAGGTAAATTGATTACTAAAGATCCAAGAGTTGCTAACATTCTTAGATTATATAATTTGTGTAGCAAGTTCAAAGCATTACCTTCAGAAGTAATGACAGAGAATGATAGAATTATGAGTTTATTTCAAATAATTATGGATGAGAAAGGGAAAGTCCAAGGACAGAAGGCTAAGAAGGCTGAAAGAGAAGCTAGAAGGAGTGGATAATATTGAATTATCATTTACCTAGTTCAGTGATAAGAGGTGATAAGAATGCCTAATGGTGGCGGTGGAATAGCAGGAGGAATGGCAGGAGGAATGATTAGCGGTGGAACTCTTGCTATTGCTCTGACGGCTAAGGATATGGCTAGTAATAAGATGAACAGAGTAGCTGGAGGAGCAGGGGCTATGGGAGCAGCAGTAGCTTCAGCTATGCAGAAAGTAAGCTGGGGTATGGTTATGGCAGGTGGTGCAATTTCAGTCTTTGTTGCCAAGGGAGTTAGTGGACTAATAAAATTCAGACAAACAGCTACAAAATCTTTGATGATGTTCGGGAGAGTAACTGAAGAAAGGCTTCAAACAGTGATGAAAGTTGCTACTGAATTCAGCATGAAACTAGGAATTAGTGCTGAAAAAGCAGCAGAGGCTTTGTATTACTTGGGGTCGGCAGGATTAAGTTTGGAAGAATCTACTAAGGCACTCGGAGACGTATTGAGGTTTGCCAGAGTTGGAATGATGGAAGTTTCAGAAGCTGCTGAGACGGCTTTGACAGCAATGAAAGTCTTCGGTTACGAGGCTGAAGATATAGGTTCTATAGTTAATCAATTAATGGAAGCAGTCAGAGGAGCACAAACGACTATGACTCAGATGAAGGATGCTTTCAAGTATGCAGCTCCAGTAGCAGCAAAGGCCGGAATCGCTTCATCTGAACTTTCCGCAATTATTGGAAGTCTAGGAGATGTGGGAATCCGTGCTTCTAAAGCCGGAACTACTCTACGGAGAGCATTAGTTAACTTAATCGCTCCTACAAGTACAGTACAGAAGTCTTTAGATAAATTAGGAGTGTCAGTATTTACCCAAGCAGGGAGGCAGAGAGACTTAGTAGATGTCTTGGAGGATACATTTGAAGCTATGAGGAATGCAACTGAAGAGACTGGACGAATGGCTGCTCAAAATATCTTCGGAACTAGAGCAGTAGCTGGAATGCTTGGACTGATGGAGAAAGGGATTAGCGATATAAGAGAATTTGCAGCAGCGATAAAAGTAAGTGCAGCTACTGAAGAAATGTGGGCTGATTTGCAAGGGACGGCTCAAACTCAATTAGCTAAAACAAAACAGACGTTAAATGCCTTTACTAGAAGGCTTGGAAAAGGATTCTTGCCTATTCTTACCAAGGCCTTGAAAGTCCTAAGACCGCTTGTAAAGGCGTTTATCGGATTGGATAGAGTGACTAAAGGACTAATAACTACTATCCTAGCAGTAGTAGGGCCGTTAATGGTCTTGATTGGTTTAATGCCAGTATTCACAGCATTAGCCGGAACTATGTCGGGAGCAATAGGAGGATTAATGAACGCTTTCTTAGGATTGGCTAGTTCAATAGCTGCCGCTACAGGTGGAGTTAGTGTAATCTTAGGTATCGCAGCCGGTGCTGCTGCTGGATTCTGGGCACTAGGTCAAGCAGCTGAGTATGCAGGGAAGAGTGAGGACGAACTAGCATTTGAATCTTCGATCTTGGGAAGGGAGCTTTATAAGGTAGGTAAAAACATCCGGGAAAATAGAGAAGAACTAGTAGGAATGCAAGAGGACTTAGAAGAAGTAACCGGTAAAACAAATGGGTTTATTTTAGCTCAGATTAGACGCTATATAGTTGCTGATAGATTAAGACAAGGAATAGAAGCAAAGAAAAAACCTCTTAAAGAATCAGCAGAAGCTCTAGGAATTGAATATGAGAAACTTAAAAATTCAAGTAGTGCTATTAAAGAATATATTGAGGAAACAGACAAGAGCAGTAAAGCCGCTACAGTTTTGGGATTGAGAATCCTAGATAATATCGAAAAATGGGCAGAGATGTCTGGGATGTCTGAAAGGGCAGTTAAAGATATGATAATAGCAAGAAAAGAAGGTCAACAAGTGAGCAAGGCTTTAGTTCATATGGCGGCAACTGGACATAACGTAGGAGAAATGATGGCCTTTTTAGGGGAGCAATTTGGTGAAGGGGCTAAGACGGCTGAGAGGCTGGACGTAATTAACCATGCTTTGGCAGAAGCTGAAAAAGCAGTCGGAAGAGAAGCTATTCGTTCTGCTGAAATGACTAGGGCTTTTGAAGAAAGCTTGGAGGGGGCTACGGAAGGGGCTACTTCATTTGCAGTTGCTCAGAGAATAATGTCAGGAGGGCTTAATAAATTAGAGGAGAGGCTTAAGAGAGCGAATGAACGCTTCAAAGTGACTGAGAAGTCATTTGCTCTCTTAAAAGAACGAGCCTTGAAAGCTGTTGATGCTCTAAGAAGAGAGGCCAGAAAGGCTTACAGTTCTATGGCAGATGCGATCAAGGCGTTAGTAAAACCTACAAAAGAGCAGTTCTTATGGTTGGAGGAATGGGAAAAAGAACTTGGAGAATTAATTACTGGAATCAAAGGGGGACAAGTTGAAGTTTACAAGTTCGCTAAAGAAACTGCTGATTTGAATGAATATTGGGGGAGGAATGTTGAAACTGCTATTGATGCTAAGATAAGTGCTGAAGAATTACAGGAATCAATGTATACATTAACAAATGAAATTGAGAGGCAAAAGTATCAAGTAAGAGCTTTGAAATTTGAAAGTAAAGAGTTGAGAGAGGCCCAGTTGGAACAGCGAATAGAAATAATGAGAATTAGGACGAAGGCAGCCAGAGAAGGTAGGAAGATTACTTTCGAAGAACAGAAGAGAATAGATGCAGTTCGATTGAGTATGAAAGAGCAAAGGTTGGAAGCTATGGAGAACAGGAGGAAGAGACAGGAGTTAAGCACGAGTATGGAGAGAAGCAAGGAGGAATTAAAAGATTTGAATACTTTAAGAGAGAAAATAACTTTCACTACTGTCAGTCAGAAAGAAGGAGTTAAGAAGCTTACTAATTTCTTGAAGACTCATAGTTCTTGGTTAGGAGAAACGGCTGTGAATGTTCTTAAAGTGGATGCAAGTTATAAGACTTTGATGAAGCATATGCCTTCAATTAGAGATGCCCTGAATAAAGCCGGAGACCCTCTAGATAACCTCAATCAGAAATTTAATGAAATTATTAGCAATATCAGGGAGATGAAAAGAGAAATGGCAGAATTGGAGCCTCCACAGGTAAGACCTCGTGAAAGACCGCCGATAACACCATCTGAAATTTTTGAACCATTTCCAAGACCTTTTGAACCGGGAAGGCCGAAAGAAGAAAGGGGATTCCTAGAAGAGATAGGAAGAGGAGTCGGAGCATTATCCGGGGCACTTGAAGAAAGTGTTCAACAGACAACAGGGACGATGCTTAGAGGATTCTCGGGCCTTAGAGATTTCCTTACTCCATCCATATTGCAGAGAGGGGGAATTATCAAGAGGCCCACTTTAGGAATGTTGCATCGAGGTGAAAGAGTAATTCCTGCAGATGAAGGTGAAGGTCAAGTCGTGAGAATAAATATTGAGAATATCGAGAAGGATGTCGATGTGGATGAAATGTTGGATAGAGTCCAAAGAGAGATGTATGAAAACAAGCAGAGGAGTGGAATAAGATGACGATTAAAATAGATTCTAAGGATTTGGAAGGAATAGTAGAAGAAGTGTCCCCTAGATATACGACAAGGAGCAAAGAGTTTAGTTACATAGGAACTGACAGAGGAGACCTTAATGTAGAAGGATTAGGAGCATTAGAGTTCACCTTGAGAGGAAGTGGGGAGAGAAGCACTATTCAAGAATTGAAAGATAAATTCTTACCTTCAGGTAAAGAACATAAGTTTTACTATCCAGATAGTAATAGATACTTCAAAGTCAAAACTACTCGTTTCAGACCCAGAGAGAGGGGGCGATTGCCTAACTGGTTGGGAGTGGATATCA